CTGGATGCACTGGAGCAGGCGTTGTGGGCCCGTCGGCCGTCCGGCACAGTCCATCACAGTGATAAAGGTTCTCAGTATGTATCACTGGCCTATACGGAGCGACTAAAAGAAGCAAAACTGCTGGCATCAACAGGGAGTACAGGTGACTCGTATGACAACGCGATGGCGGAGAGCATCAATGGTCTTTACAAAGCGGAGGTAATACACCGTAAGAGCTGGAAAAACCGTGCAGAAGTGGAACTGGCCACACTCACGTGGGTGGACTGGTATAACAATCGACGATTGCTGGGAAGGCTGGGTCATATCCCTCCGGCAGAAGCAGAAAAAGCTTATTATGCTTCCATCAGAAACGATGATCTGGCAGCCTGAGTTCACAGATAAAACACTCTCCAGGAAAACCGGGGCGGTTCAAACCACATGTATGAGTCAGAATCAGCATCTGAATCATTTTTAAATCCAATTTTCGCCCAGTCAGTGTTTCTTTCCCAAATCAGGAAGGCATCATTGATAAATTTTATGCTGCCTGACATGCTTCCGCCTGATAATGCCAGAGCAAGAATATCCGCAGGTGTTGGCTTTCGTGATGTTGTATAAAACTCTGACCAGTCAGCCTCAAATCCATACCCATCACGTGCCGACCTGTAAAAAATCCCCCTGTTTTATAATCCACAAGAAACTGCATTGCCGGACAACTTCCCTCACCCGTGTAAAAATGCAGCACCATTTTTGATGCTCCGCCATCCTGTGCACAATAAGCACCACTGTCCCAGTTCCATCCTACCGCTTTATTATTTGCAACCGTATTTCCTGTTTTCCCTAATGCAAAAGCCGGTTGCTTATTTTTCGTATTGTAGTCGCGTCGCCAGCCCGGCGCATAATCAGCTCCGTGATTGATATACGTGAATTGCGCACTGGTGGTACCACCACCGCTTGATGTACTCGGAGTGGTCACACGAATGGTCATTGCTGCTTTAACGCCCATAACCTCAATCACGCAACCTGCAAGATGAATAGTCCCACAGTCAGTATCGGTAATAATTTTGTTATTACCGTATGACCAGGAACACTTGCACATCCAGTAGGGATGATTAAAGGCTCCCTGAGACTCTAGCCAGTCAATAAACTGCGCGGTTGTCCAGTTTCCGGCTTCAGTGCTCAAAGCGCCGCTATAAGCACGACAGGCACCGATATTTTTCGTGAAGGTATCCTTTCCCGGAATATCCGCACCGTTCTGATCTTTCTGAAGACGTTTTTCAGCATTGTCATAGGCAGACTTCACTGCTTTTGGCGTTGCCGCGAGGGTTTCAGAATCACTGTTGGCAGCGCTACTGAGCTGAACAAGACCTTTTCGCGCTGTAGTGGCATCCTGTGCAGTGTATTTCCCGTTAGCAAGGTCATACGCTGTCTTAACCGCCTTTGGTGTTGCCGCAAGCGTTTCAGAATCGCTGTTGGTGGCGCTACTGAGCTGGACAAGGCCTTTTCGCGCTGTGGTGGCGTCCTGTGCGGTATATTTCCCGTTAGCAAGGTCATACGCTGCTTTTACCGCTTTTGGTGTTGCGGCGAGCGTTTCAGACGTGCTGTTAGTCGCACTACTGAGCTGAACAAGGCCTTTTCGCGCCGTGGTGGCATCCTGCGCAGTATATTTCCCGTTAGCAAGGTCATAGGCGGCCTTTACCGCTTTCGGCGTTGCGGCCAGTGTTTCAGACGTGCTGTTGGTCGCGCTGCTTAGCTGAGTAAAACCTTTTGCGGTCAGCGAGGCGTCCGGGTGACGTCGTGACTGTTCGTGCTCTGCAATTTTGTCATCAACGTAATCCTGCGTTGCCATCACCGTTGTGGTGTCAATGGTCAGCTCCACTGAGGCCACACTGCTGACGATGATGACCATGCGGCAGGTCTGCGAACGCCCTGAGCCTTCGGCAAGGGCAGGCTTATAACTTTCGGCCATGTTCGCCACGGCAATTAACGTTCCTGCATCATCGTACAGGCCAAGCTCACGCATCCAGAAACCGCCCACCTCCGGCGGAATAACCAGCTCTGCGATAATATAATTACTGTTTCGTTTGTCCTGGCTGATTTTGTTCAGCGCATGTCGCCAGACTTCGTGGATAAGCCCGGTCTGTCCGGCATCCGGGACAGGCAATTTACCACCGCCATCCCCGACGGCCATCGTGGTAATGTTGACCTTCCGCCCTCCCGGTGCGGTTGCCGCTGCCAGCTTTGCTGCACCGGCAGTGGTGATAACGGTTCTGAATTTTGTGCTCATTATTCCTCACTTATCCGGGGTAAACCGTAATTACATCGCCGTCGTAAGCCACACCACCGGCGAACAGGTAGCCGGGAATGTCCCGGGTAATGTTCAGGCCAATAAGGTGGCGGCTTGCAGGTTTGGCATCGGCAATCAGCCGTTCCATTTCCTGATACATTGCCTCTGTGATACCGCTTTCCAGTACACCAATATCAAGCCGGAAGGTGCCGGGCGGGTCACTGTTTTCCCACCACTCCGTCACGTTGATGAGATAGCCGAGCGGCTCCACCACACGCCGGATTGCACCTATCGTGCCCTTATGACAGTGGATGAAATAGGCATCGCGGATAACGGCGCGTTTTGTCGCTTCCGGCCACTTTTCATCCCACCTGTCGACCGAAAACGCCCACGCCAGCCACGGCAGCAGATTTGCCGGGCAGGTGTCCGGGTTCCACAGCTCACGAATACTGACCGGTGTTTTTTCAATTTCCGCACAGGCTTTTGCGGCGGCAACTTCAAGCGGTGATGAGCCGGTCGGCAGCAGTCGCGAATCACTCATCCGAGCCTCCGGTCACGACGCGGTATTCGGTACAGAAAGACGCCTGCGTATTGTTGAGCACGATGTCGGCCAGCGGTGCAGCCAGTTCGACACGCTGCACACCTTCAACATGCAAGGCGGCATAAATGGCAGACAGACGGATGTCGCGCCCCAGCCGGTGCTGTGCCGTGATGTATGCTTCCAGTTTTTTCACGGCGGCCGCGCGGATGGGTTCGCTTTCGGGACCAGGGTAAAGGTAAAGCGTGGCGTTTATCTGGTATTCAACAATGGCGGCAGACTGCACGGTCACGCGGTCGGCCACCGGTCTGACGTCCTCGCCATTAAGGGCGTTACGCACCACGGCCAGCAGGTCTTCGGATGCGACACCGTTATTTTCACGTGACAGCACAGAGATGGTGACGCAGGCCGGAGACGGACTGGTGACAGAAATATCGGCGACACGCCCGTCGGCACTGCGACCATGATACTGATAGGCTCCCACCGACCCGGCGACGCTTAAGCCCTCAAACGCCTGCTGAATACGCAGCCGATAATCGGTGTCAGATTCCATTACTGCCGGTGTCGGCGGGATGGTTGAATCATCTGCCGGGGTGATAATCAGGCGTGTGGTGTTGTAATTGGCACCAATCACATCAAGGTCATTACCGGCTGCACAGGCCAGCATCACCGCCCGTGCAGCCTCATTCACACGCTGACGCCAGATAAGCTCACGATAAGCATTTTCCTCCAGCAGTTTGACGAGAGGCTCAGATTCCAGTGTCAGGGTACGGGCGACCGCCTCCTGCTGGTCTTCCGGGTAAAGGGAAATCAGTGTCGCCTTGCGTTCGGCAAGAATGGTTTCAAAGTCCAGCTCCTCGACCACATCCGGTGCGGGTAGCTGGTTCAGGTCGATAATCGGCATGGTTTCAACTCACAGGGATGGTTAACGAAAGTGGCTGGCCGGTGTCGTTGTGCTGGCCGGTTAACGTGACCGTCATTCGCCCGTCAAAACTGCGCGCCGTGGTGACGGATGACAGGGTGACGCGGGGTTCCCATTTCAGCACTGCCATGTAACAGGCGACTTTAATCTGCAACTCAAGCGCCGGGGTCTGCGGCTGGTCAATCATTGACGCCAGCAACGAGCCGTAATCACGACGCATCACCCGTGAGCCGACCGGTGTGCGCAGGATATCGCCGATACTCTGGCTGATATGCTCAAGGTCAGTGACAGTCAGGCCATCACTGCGATTCATTCCGAGATAACGCGCTGTCATAGAGGTCCCCCTGTTGTGCCGCCACTGTCGCCGGGGTGTTTATGGGTATGCAGTACCTTACCGTTTGATGAGAGTTCACCGCCGGTGTGTTCAATGTTGCCGCGCATCGTCCCGCCCTTCTGCACTTCCAGCGTGCCGGTAATCAGCCTGTTGGTGCAGACCACCTCCGGTGTGTCCAGGGTGACGCGGGTTGATGCTTTCACCATGACCACCGGCACCGTGGCAGTAACAGAATCAGAAGCCGTCACGCTGGCCGTTTTAATTCCGCTTACCGTGAGTGCACTGGTTTCGGGTTCATACTCAATCACCGCCCCGTCAGGGAAACGGATATGCAGGGCATCCGCCGACGCAGACGGCGCGGGGTTATCGCCGGAATAAATCCCCGGCAGAACAAACGCCGTGTCAAGTTCACCGCCCACGGCCAGAATCAGCACCTGCTCCCCCACGGAAGGTGCCCACCATGTGCGCGAACGACCGGCACGACAGGTCAGCCACTGAAGCCAGTCGGTGCACATGCCACCGGTCTGCACACGGCAGCGACCGGCTTTAAGGTTGGTTTCGACGACAAGGCCGGTGCGAATCATGTTGCGCAGTGCGCGCGCGAGTTCCTGGATATTTGCGAGAGTGTTCATAACGGGAAGGATGCCGCCGGGTCATACCGGCGGCAATGTAACGATGAGGTGTCGGGAATGGCACAACTAACGGTCGAGGTGAGCCAGGATAATCTCTTCAATCATCTGCACATCCTCACCGGTAAAGCCGAGCAGAGGACGCGCCGGATAATCAATTTTCTTACCGTCTTTCCGGTTTTCTTCCGACAGACCAAACTGATGCACACTGGCGATTTTCGGTGACTTCCCGCCGTAAAACTCCATTGATGCCTGTTCAGGGCTGGCGCGGATATGCAAAAAACGACTGGTGATAAGTTTCGCAAACATTTTTCGCTTAACACGACCGGTCTTTTTTCTGGCGCTCTGCTGCTGGCGTGGCGCGTAGGGTGTGCCGTCCGGGGCTTTCTGTGCCATCACCCGACGCTGCTGACTCTGCCGCAGACGTTTCGCCAGTTCGGCACTCAGTCGCCGACGCCCTGACGGTGACAGCGACTCAATCAGTCCGGTCAGCCGGTCTTCAAAACGCTTAAACTCATTCATCCCACTTGCTCACCAGTTCGCCATTGATATAAAGCTCCATCGGGCGGGTGACCGGCTCCGGCGGCGTGGGTTCCGGGATATTCTTCACATGCAGCGCGCCGTCCACCTCACTGACCAGCGTGCGCTCGGTCAGCATCAGGCTGATGCTGATATCAAAGCTGCTGTCATTGTTGATGTCTGCATAAAACGTGAAGCCCTTTTTCTGGCCTTCGTCAGTGGTCATGATGTCGGGCTGATTTTCCCGCAGCCACGCCAGCACCGGCACGATGAGCAGGTCAAAATCACCGGTAAAGTCGGTCACAATGACATTGAGCGTGTAACGCTTTTCAAATGACAGCGACGTCGCCAGTGTGGAGGCAATACTCCCGTTATCCACGAATATCCGCAGCATCTCGGGACTGGTTTTCAGCACCGTGACGGCATCAGTCAGCGCCCTGCGCAGGCTGTCGGGTTTGAGCATCGTTTTCGTCCTGACAGTGTTTAATCATTTTTACCTGGCTGGCACAGCGTGCCAGCGCGTTCTCAAGCTGCCGGATATCGGCACTTAAATCACCGTTCGTCTCCGGGTCACTGCCCGGCATCGGGCAAAGGCTCACTTTCGGGCAGGCGTTGTGGACAATCACTGGCGTCAGTGCAGGCCGGGCGCTGGTGCAACCGGCGCACAGCATCAGGCAGGTCAGCGCCGTACCAGCGGCGAAAATCTTCGTTTTCATTCAGTAACCTCGTGATGGTTTTCTCGCGCTGTGCTTCACGCTTCGCGGCGTTTTCCAGTTCCTGACGCAGTGCAACCTGCGCCAGCTCGTTTTTATCTGCCCTGGTGAGCGCAACATGAAACTGTTTTTTCAGCATGGTGATGGTCATCTGCTGCCCGCTGGCGACATTGTTTGCCCTGTCCAGCGAGGCGCGCAGGCTGGCGTTTTCATGCTTCGCCAGAAACAGCCCCGCCACCGCCAGTGATAACAACACAACCAGCACAATCATCAGTTTTGACATGGTTCCCGCCCCTCAAAACGCTGACGGCAGGCCGTACGTATCAGCCGGAAGAACAGCGACGCCACGAGGTAAATCAGCGCAGTAAAAATCCACCCGGCAGCGACCAGCGAGATAAACGTCGCCACCATCACTACCAGAGCCACTGACCGCCTGCGCCACGGCACCGGCTGCAAAAACAGCGCCGTGACAATCTTCACGGCCAGCGATTCCGGCGGCAGCTCCCGCCCGTAGCGTTCCAGCACATACTCAGTGGCATACACGCCGACACCACCGGCAACCACACAGATAACCGTCACCAGAATCGCCCAGGCGGCGACAAAATTGACGGCCACGCTCTGCGGGTAAATCAGGGACAGTGCCAGCATCAGCGCCAGCGACACGTTCAGCATCAGTGAAAGGGATAATTTCTTCATGGTATTTACTCCGTTTAAGCCGGTACGCCGCCGGCGGTACGCCAGACGGTGACCAGTTTTTCCAGTGAATGCTCACGCTGACCGTAACCGGCACCCGGCAGGGACGCCCAGATATTGCGACAGCGTGAAATGGCGCGCTCAATGCGTCCCGCCCGGATGTCATCCAGCGCACCGCGTTCGCGGATCAACTGAATGGCGAGTCTGTCCTGTGACAACGGACTGAAATCCGGCAGGGCAAGCTGTTTGCGGTAATGCGACCAGAACAGGTAAAGCTGCTGATAGCGACCGGAGGCCGTGGATTTTTCACCGCGACGGTTAAACACCTTCGCCGGTCGGCCATGCGCGAACGGGTGGTCACTGTAGTCGGTGAAAATTTCCGGCTTCCCGTCCAGTCCGGTGACTATCACGTCATAGCCCCGGTTTTTCGTCAGCGGATGATTCGCCGTCCCTTCGGACACTGCCAGCATGTCGAGAAAGGCGGCGATATTCTGATGCGTGTTAATTACCGGCATTACTGTTTCCCCCTGCCCTTAAAGCGGCGCTGAATGGCAATCTCAATCACCTGATAACCGGCGATACCCAGCATGGAGCCGATGCCGCACACCGCAGGCAGTGACAGGTCAGGAAACTGCACCAGAACAACACCGGCAACCATCGAGACAAAACCACCGAGCAACATGCGCCCGATAAACAGACGCGGGGTGATGGGTTCACCACCGGCAAGCACCTTGCCGACAACAATCAGCACCCCAATCATGAAAAGCGACAGGACGCTTTTTTCTTCTGCTGTCATGCGTTACTCCCACAGATTGACAGTTTCAGCCACGGGCGCGGTCTGAACGTCGGGCAGTTCGACGGCGGTGCCGTGCGGCAGCACCGCACCCAGTTCAGCCAGTCCCGGATTTGCGACGAGCACGGCCTCGACCACGCCCTCAGTGCGCCCGTAATACCGGACACAGATGGCGTCGAGCGTGTCGCCCTGTAGCGCAAAGGTCTTCATCAGATTTGACTCACGATGCAGCGCGGCTTGTCCTGGATACGCGCCACTGCCCAGCGCATATCCCGCCACAGCTCATCAATGGTGCTGTCTATGCTGTCGGCCTTCTTGTCGCCTTTTGCACTGGCATCCACTCCGCGATAACGCTCATAAAGCGACGCGGTCGCCATCGCACACACGGCGCGCTCGTAGTAAAAAACTTTGATGCTTTCACCGTCGATGTCGTCCGCCGGGACGTCCGCCAGACGCGTAAAACCGGCGGCTATTTTCTGTTCGCGGTACTCGTACAGCTCCGCATTCGTCTCCGCCATACCTGACTTGATGGCCTCACGCAGACGGGCGGGGGCGACGGTCTGCTCAAGGCGCATACGTTCCCGGACGCGCTTCGGGTCGATATCGGGAAAAAAGAACGTGTTTTTAATCACCGGCTCGTCGCCTGCCGGTTGCGGGATGACCACCGTACCCTCACCGGACACGGGAGCCTCCTTTCGCGGAATAATCAGCGTCATCATGACTACCTCTGAAAAGTCGGGCGGTGGACGCCGGTGCAGTGTCAGGTGATTCACCCTCACTGACCGGCGTGCCGCCCTGGCGCGGGGCGCATTCGGTTGTTAACTGGCTTTCTTTTTCGGGCGTCCACGTTTTGCCGGTGTCACGCTCCGGGTCTTACGTGGGGCGCGGGTGGCCGCTTTGGGCTGCGGCTTCGGTTTCAGCTCCCGCTCCAGTCGTTCAATCTCTTTTTTGACGCCTGCCTGACAGTCGAGCTGTGTCGCACGTTGCAGGTGCGCCAGCGCCCCTGCGGCATCACCAGCGTCACGCAGAAACAGACCGGTGATTTTGTGCAGCTTTGCGCGCACTTCATCAGGCATGTCTGCCGTGGCGGTAAGTTCAAGGGTGTCCGTCAGCAGGCGGGTATCCACGGATTCACCGGCAGCGTGAGCGCGCATGGCCGCGAGTGCCACTTCCTCGGTGAACATGTACGGCGGGGTGCGGCGGTGTTTACCCGGCATGGTCAGACCGTACTTCAGGGCATAACGGGCAATCTCCAGCGCACCGGCAATATCGCCGGTATCCAGACGCCACAGCATGACCGTCATCAGAATGTCATCCTGTGCACCTTTGCCCTGCTCCAGCACGCCGTTCACCCACGGCAACCAGAACGGCAGCAGTTCGCGTTTTTTCGCGGCCTTCAGCTCTTTTGAATAAATCGCTTTCAGTGTGCGCTGGTCTGCGGCGAGCTTAACCAGCATCTGCTCATAGACAGTTGCATGTCGCAGCGGGGCGGCTTCCCGCTGCGCGGTCATCGCTGCCGAGACCCGCATCATGTGGCGCTGTGCGGGACTCGTCATCGGTTACGCTCCCGGCTCTGCGGTCGCCTTAGCCGGTGTGGAGAAATCACCGACCTTAATTTTTTCCACCAGACAACCGGCGGCGTAGTCTTCCACCACGTAATCAATGTTCATTGACTCGTAGTTCTCCACGCGGTCGAGTTTCGGGTTTTCCACAATCACGCGGCGATGGCTGTCATCCATGTAGTAGATGGACAGGTTTTCCAGCTTCGTGATGAGCATCGCATCCGCCGGGAAGTACGGGACGCGTACCGCCGGCAGGTTACCGATGCGTTTCTGGCTGATGATGACGTCAGCGGCCAGCATTTCGCTGTTGTCCTGCTCCTTGTTGACGATGGGGAAATACTTGTCCGCCAGTAGCTGACGTCCCACAATCACCACAAGGTCAGGGTCTTCCTGATACCACGGCTCAATCAGGTTGTTGGTCGCATCCATCACCAGTGCATCGAGGCTGGCATAATCACCGCCCTTACCCACGCGGATGACCTCAGAGGTCGTGTGACCTTCCTCGTCAGTGACCTTGCTCATCACGCGCGCCGGGGCTTCATTGCGGTATTTCTGCAGCCAGCCGACCGCCACATCCTGCAGCATCGGATTGCTGCTGCGGTCAGAGGTTTCGGCACGCTTCACGCCGTTAAAACCGGCCATGATGAAATCAAGGGACTGGCGTTTGATAATGGCGTTACGGATACGGAGCTGGAAATCCTGATAACGCGCCCACAGGTCAAGCGTTTTGTAGCGGATATAAAAATCGAAGTTAATCTGGTCGCATTCGTACTTGTTTGACGCCAGCTTCGAGAAGTCCTTCGGCTGACGCTCGGTGCCACCGGCGGTGTCGGTGGTGCTGGCGATGGAGCCGGTGACACCAATACCAATTTTTTCCCCTTTCATTTCGCTGACCGGCACAATGTTGATGCGGGTCAGAAAGTCAGAGGACTCCTGCATGGTGTTCATCAGGGTCTGGGTGACCGACGGTTCAACGGTGAATTTTTTCGACACATCACCGGCGTCGATGCCGTTCAGTTCGGCAACACGGGACAGGTAAGCATTAAATTTAAAGCGGGTTTCCTGGCGCATAGTTTTTCCTGAAATTAAGGGTTAATCGTGAAGGTTTTCCCGGACTGACTGACACCGGTCAGCAGTTCGTCATCAGGGCGTCACCGCCACCACCGGTGGCCTTGCTGCGGCGCTGCTGGGTCAGACTTTCGGTGTGGTCGAGACTGTTTTTCAGGCGGGTGAATGCCTGGCTGGTTTCATCCGCCCTGTCAGTCACCTCCTGCTTAAGTGCGGAAAAGGCGGTTTCCATCTCAGCGAGGCGCTGCTCAGTGGCGCTCAGTTTTTCCTGCACATGTTCAGCAACAGCGGTCACCGCTTCATGCACGTCATTCAGACGGGCATCATCGCTGGCCTGTTTGCGGCCAAAAATGGACTTCACCTTTTCGGTCAGGGCGGTGAACACGGTTTCAGGCAGGTCTTCAAATTCCAGCTCAACGGGCGTTGCCACTGAAATCAGGTTTTCAGGGCTTAATTTGAAGCGGTTCAGGGGGTTGTGTTTTGCCGTGCGGCAGAATTCCAGGTATTCCGTGCCGAGGCTTGCCGGGTCATCGGTGACGGCCAGCCCCACCAGATAACATTTGCCGGTGTTGGCAAAGTTCGGCTGAATTTCCATTGAGGTGTAGACCTTCTGCGCGGCCTTGTTCATCGCGATAAGGTCATCGGTCGGGGTGATTTTCGCAAACAGCGCCCATTTGCCTTTCAGCGCCGAATCATCGTCAATCTTTTCGGCCTTCAGTTCGACCACATCGCCATAACGCTTAAAAATACCGTCAGGCAGGATGCCGCGCAGATGTTCCAGGTTAATGCGGCAACCATAGACTCGCGGGTCAAAGGTTTCGGCCATTTCCTGAATATCCTGCGCACTGATGACACGCCCGTCACAGGTGTCACCCTCAACGCCGATACGAAAGAATTTTGAGACTTTTTTTGCCATTGTCAGGAGTCCTGAATAGTGATTAGAGGAGTCACATGTCGGCATCAGTTTCCCGACGATACGCATCCTCCGCCATCAGTCCCGGATGGCTTATCACTGACACAACAGCACCTTAGCGAATCGCGGGGCGCGACTCAGTAGCCTTGCCGTGTATTCATCACGGCGAGGTATTCATGACCATCACCACAGACACCACTCTTTTACACGACCCGCGTCGTCAGGCGGCGCTGCTGTACTGGCAGGGATTTTCCGTGCCGCAGATTGCCGCCATGTTGCAGATGAAACGCCCGACGGTGCAGAGCTGGAAACAGCGCGACGGCTGGGACAGCGTTGCCCCCATCAGCCGTGTCGAAATGAGTCTGGAAGCGCGGCTGACCCAGCTCATCATCAAACCGCAGAAAACCGGCGGTGACTTCAAGGAAATTGACCTGCTCGGACGCCAGATTGAACGACTGGCACGGGTAAACCGCTACAGTCAGACCGGCAACGAGGCAGACCTTAATCCGAACGTCGCTAACCGCAACAAAGGCGGGCGTCGCAAACCGAAAAAGAATTTTTTCAGTGACGAGGCCATCGAAAAGCTGGAGCAGATTTTCTTTGAGCAGTCTTTCGACTATCAGTTGCACTGGTATCGCGCCGGGCTTGAGCACCGCATCCGCGATATCCTGAAATCCCGCCAGATTGGCGCGACGTTTTATTTTTCCCGCGAGGCGCTGCTGCGCGCCCTGAAAACCGGTCATAACCAGATTTTTCTGTCGGCCAGTAAAACGCAGGCGTATGTGTTCCGCGAATACATCATCGCCTTTGCCCGGCTGGTTGACGTTGACCTGACCGGTGACCCGATTGTCCTGGGCAATAACGGCGCAAAACTGATTTTTCTCGGCACCAACTCCAACACCGCACAGAGCCATAACGGCGACCTGTACGTCGACGAGATTTTCTGGATCCCGAATTTTCAGGTACTGCGTAAGGTGGCATCAGGTATGGCCTCACAGAGCCACCTGCGCTCGACCTATTTCTCCACCCCGTCCACGCTGGCGCACGACGCCTACCCATTCTGGTCGGGTGAACTGTTCAACCGGGGACGCGCCAGCGCCGCCGAACGCGTGGAAATCGACGTCAGTCATAACGCCCTTGCCGGGGGGCTTCTCTGTGCGGACGGCCAGTGGCGGCAGATTGTCACCATTGAGGACGCCCTGAAAGGTGGCTGCACGCTGTTCGACATTGAGCAGCTCAAACGTGAAAACAGCGCCGACGATTTTAAAAACCTGTTCATGTGTGAATTTGTTGACGACAAGGCGTCGGTGTTCCCGTTCGAGGAGCTGCAACGCTGCATGGTCGACACGCTGGAAGAATGGGAAGACTATGCGCCGTTTGCCGCGAATCCGTTCGGCTCCCGCCCGGTATGGATTGGTTACGACCCGTCACACCGTGGCGACAGTGCCGGATGCGTGGTGCTGGCACCGCCGGTGGTGGCCGGTGGCAAATTCAGAATACTTGAGCGTCACCAGTGGAAAGGCATGGACTTTGCCACCCAGGCTGAATCCATCCGCAAACTCACCGAAAAATACAACGTCGAATACATCGGAATTGATGCCACCGGCCTCGGTGTCGGCGTGTTCCAGCTCGTTCGCTCGTTCTATCCCGCCGCGCGCGACATCCGCTACACGCCGGAAATGAAAACCGCAATGGTGCTCAAGGCAAAAGACGTTATCCGCCGTGGCTGTCTGGAATATGACGTCAGCGCCACCGACATCACCAGCTCGTTTATGGCTATCCGCAAGACCATGACCAGCAGCGGACGCAGCGCCACCTATGAGGCCAGCCGCAGCGAGGAAGCCAGCCACGCCGACCTCGCCTGGGCGACCATGCACGCCCTGTTAAATGAGCCACTCACCGCCGGTATCAGCACCCCGCTGACATCCACCATTCTGGAGTTTTACTGATGAGCAAGAAAAAAGGGAAAACACCGCGACCTGCGGCAAAAACAATGACCGCCAGCGCCCCGAAAATGGAGGCATTCACCTTTGGTGAGCCGGTGCCGGTACTCGACCGCCGTGACATTCTGGATTACGTCGAATGCATCAGTAACGGCAGATGGTATGAGCCGCCGGTCAGCTTTACCGGTCTGGCAAAAAGTCTGCGTGCTGCCGTGTATCACAGTTCACCGATTTACGTCAAACGTAATATTCTGGCTTCAACGTTTATCCCGCACCCGTGGCTTTCCCAGCAGGATTTCAGCCGCTTTGTGCTGGATTTTCTGGTGTTCGGTAATGCGTTTCTGGAAAAGCGTTACAGCACCACCGGTAAGGTCATCAGACTGGAAACCTCACCGGCAAAATATACCCGCCGTGGCGTGGAGGAGGATGTTTACTGGTGGGTGCCGTCCTTCAACGAGCCGACACCTTTCGCGCCCGGCTCCGTGTTTCACCTGCTGGAGCCGGATATTAATCAGGAGCTGTACGGCCTGCCGGAATATCTCAGCGCCCTTAACTCTGCCTGGCTGAATGAATCAGCCACGCTGTTCCGCCGCAAGTATTACGAAAACGGCGCACATGCCGGATACATCATGTACGTCACCGATGCCGTGCAGGATCGCAACGATATCGAAATGCTTCGCGAAAACATGGTGAAGTCGAAAGGCCGCAACAACTTTAAAAATCTGTTTCTCTATGCCCCACAAGGGAAAGCCGACGGCATTAAAATTATCCCGCTCAGTGAAGTGGCGACGAAGGACGATTTTTTTAATATCAAAAAAGCCAGTGCCGCAGACCTGCTGGACGCGCACCGCATCCCCTTTCAGTTGATGGGCGGCAAGCCGGAGAACGTCGGGGCGCTGGGTGATATTGAGAAAGTGGCAAAGGTCTTTGTCCGCAATGAGCTTATCCCGTTACAGGACAGGATTCGGGAAATAAACGGCTGGCTCGGTCAGGAGGTCATCCGCTTTAAAAACTACTCACTGGACACTGACAACGACTGAACATTGCCGCCTGCGGGCGGCTTTTTTACATCCCGTCATCACGCCCTCACACGCTCACCACCGCACAAAACACCCCGCAAACACACCAACGCCCCGGTGCACAATCTAAACGCCGTCACGACGCGCTCAGACGCTGAAAAAATAAAATCAGCACCACCGCCAGCGCGCAGTGCTTTCCCCGCCTCGCCCGCCCGCTTCATGGGGCGGTTTTAATGCAAACGCATCAGGAAGGGCAGACCTAGTCACATGTAGAATACGATAGCAATAAAAAAGTCTAATTAGAATGCAAATTGATGCAACTCTATGCCCTCCAAGAACTCCAAACCTGAAAGATTTATGTAAAACATAGTGTTCGTTTCACCAAAATACATATAAACTACATTAAAATAGAAATTTGTCTCACCTATAAGCCATTTAGACAACAGATTAATGAGGTTTGTATCACAAATGACCACAAACGAGATACTTTCGCAGCTTATCAGTCTTGGACTCAAAGGGGATAAAGTTGCTTTTGTTCGGCAGGCTTCGAAACTCGCGCGTTCCTATGATTCTATGGGGCTGCCTGAGCTTGCTTCAGCCATTAGAGGCAGTATTCAAGATAAAAACACGTTTAACTTGCAGAAAGTATCACGTAGTACATCACCTATTTTTGAACGTCTTGATACATTACCTGTAGATAAAGAAACTAAATTTGATTTAGCAGACGTAACTCAACCGTCTTCTGAAATTCAACTCCCATTGTTGAAAGATAGCACTCTGAAAAAAATTAAAGAATTTTTGACTTTCACTGAACGAGCTAAAGAATTAAAGGATGCCGGTCTTGGCGTGACATCCTCTATGATTTTATATGGGCCACCAGGTTGTGGTAAAACCTTGACATCAAAATATATTGCATCCTGTCTAAATTTACCGCTTCTTACTGCAAGATGTGACTCCTTAGTCTCATCATATCTGGGGTCTACTTCTAAAAATATCAGGCAGCTATTTGAGTATGCAAGTAAAGCACCATGTGTTTTATTTCTAGATGAACTAGATTCTCTAGCAAAGGCTAGAGATGATCAGCATGAGTTAGGTGAACTGAAGAGGGTGGTGGTTTCTTTATTGCAAAATATTGACAATCTACCTGAAGAAACAATATTGATTGCTGCAAGTAATCATGAAAATCTTCTAGATAGCGCAGTTTGGAGGCGCTTTGAGTATAGAATATCTATTGGATTGCCTGATTTTGAAGTCAGAAAACAACTATTTGAACAATATTCAAACATAAAAGCCACATATGACGATTTTGTTGATGACCTTGCGGAAATATCCTCAGGGCTAAACTGCTCATTTATAGAACAATGCTGCTTAAGATCTGAGCGACATGCTCTGGTTTACAATAATAAACAAATCGATACCCGATTTTTAGTCGAGGCTATCTTAGAAGCGAAGGGAGTTACATTTGATGAAGAAGATAATTTACTTATAAAGATTGTGACCACTCTCAGAGAATACAATCCCAAAAGATTTACAATACGAAAGATAGCAAAAATACTAGGGCTTTCAAATGCTAAAGTGTCAAGGCTAACTAAGAACTATAGAGAGATATTATGAGTAACAAAGAAAGACCAATAAAAATAATTGAGGCGACACCTCAAGATTTTACTGAAAAAACATATAATTTCGGAAAGAAACAACCTATCCGAACAGTAACAACTAGTCTAAAAAATAGACTCAAACAAGAAGTCGATGACGTTAAAAATTTTTTCCAGAGCTCATTTAAAAAATGGCCCAATATACCGGCGGTGGCTAGAGTTACTCTTCATGAAAAAGCTCTTGCTAAGTCACATCGCCCATCAAGCCTATTAGGTGATAATACATGTCCCGTAATAGGCAGTGATAATTTTGGAGAATTACTTATAAGTGTTACTGAAAAAGGGTTAGCACAACTTCGCAAAAAAATTGAAAATAGCACTAATTCTCATAATGGGACAGTACATATTGCTGTAATTGAAAAGATCGAACCTTTTAGTCTTAACCATGATGTTATAGATAAAAATAAATCAGATAGTTTTCTTCTGAAACTCTTTGACCATAAAGATAGAACAACTAACCGCAGTATCGACAAAGAATTAATGGAATTTGCAGATGAACTAGGAATACAAAAACCCAAAAAGTATGATATCAGTTCAGATTTGAGTATATATGAAGTAAAAGGGAATGATAACATCGCCCAACTGGCAAGTTTTATTGGCATACGAAAATTAGAACCTATGCCAACATTTGGTCTTACTCATACAGTATCGCAATATATTCCTGCTGAAACTCTAGACCTAGATGATTTTCCCTTACCTCAAGAGGATAAACATTATCCACTACTCGGAATTATAGATAGCGGAGTCGATCCCAATAACAACATACTTAGGCCATGGATTTGGGATAGTTTAGATTTAGTAAAAGGAGAACACGACTATTCTCATGGGAACATGGTTGCAAGTTTAGCAATTAATGGAAGATGGTTGAATAACTATGCTGGTTTTCCTCAATGCCAAGCTGAAATTGTTGATGTTGCAGCCTTTCCCAAAGATGGTACGCTCAAATTGCCACAATTAATGAAAGCTATCCGAGAGGCTGTGACCACCTATCCAGAAGTACGTGTATGGAACCTGTCATTAGGTTGTCAATCCCCATGTTCTGAAGACAGCTTCTCTGAATTGGGGCATTTTTTAAATGCACTTCATGATGAGCATGATTGTCTTTTCGTCGTAGCATCCGGCAACTACATTTATGATCCTCAACGAACCTGGCCTCCTCAAGAATTAGGTGGGCATGACAGAATATCAGCCCCCGCAGATTCTGTTCGTTCATTAACTGTTGGCTCAGTTGCCCATTTAGAATCGTCTGACTCTGTGGTCAAAAGATTTGAACCTTCATCTTTTTCTAGAAGAGGTCCCGGCCCAGCCTTTATACCCAAACCAGAGATAAATCACTTTGGAGGTAATTGTGACAGTAAATTAAACTGTGAACATACCGGAATCATAGCTATTGGCGAGGACAATGCTCTTTGCGAAAGTATTGGCACAAGTTTATCAGCACCGTTAATCTCAAGTTTAGCGGCATCACTGTGGCATGAACTAGATGTTAATGGTTCTATTTCACCATCGCCTGAACGTATCAAGGCACTATTAATTCATTCTGCGTTAAAAAACTCACCAGCCAAAACGGAGCATTATGCGTTTAATTATCAAGGATTTGGACGCCCAAGCGATCATATAAATGATATTATTGGTTGCAATAAAAATGAGATTACATTTCTATTTGAAATAGATACCCGAGAAGGTATTGAATTCAGTAGAACGCCATTTGTAATACCACAGTCATTACGTACTGAGGATGGAAAATTCACAGGTGAAATTATTATGACACTCGTTTATTCTCCACCGCTTGATTATGACTACCCATCTGAATATTGCCGTTCTAATGTGGATGTGTCATTCGGGACTTACACTTATGATCCAGTTAACGCTAAATGGATACATAGCGGAAAAATTCCACAAATAAAAGAAAAGAGTGAATTATTTGAAAAGGTACTGATAGAAAATGGCTTCAAATGGTCTCCAGTCAAAGTTTATAGAAAACAATTTCCGCAAGGTATAAATGGGGAGCAATGGAGACTTAAACTTGATGTTCAGAGACGAGCAGAGCAAGAGCCTCTATCTTCACCTCAACGTGCTGTATTGGCTATTACGTTAAGATCTCTTGCCAATTCTACTACAGTCTACAACGAAGCCGAGGTTGAAATAAATAATCTTGGTTGGAAAGAAACTGATATTGTTGTTCGTGAACAACCAAAAATCAGGATTCGTCAAAAATAAGCATTATGGTCACCTTTTATAGGTGACCATTTACTACACCTTATTATTTTCAACTATTTTATGAATATCCATATCAAACCAAGAAACTTGCGAAATTTCTTTTAGTGGAAAGATGATACTAGTATCAGCATCCTCAAGTTCTCTATATTCATTCACCAAGATTACTTTCAATGAATCCTTATCTCTATACCCAGAGATAATAGGATAGATTGAAACATACTGGTTAGGTCCTTCTTTCTCGTTAGGCTCACCTAATGCGTTAACAATTCCTACATATGTCTTTTTATTTTGCAACGTAATAAGTATTGAACGTCTATCAACTAACGAATCAAAAAATATTTCATCCATTGGATTATCATTAATAAGCTCTTGCCTCATCCTTAGCATGACAAGATTCTCATAATCAATATTGGCAGCCTTTACCCCTTGGATATAATTTATAATTTTAGCTCTATATATAACCAAATATCTAGCACCGGCACTCCATATCCAAGCCAAAAATATCGATCCACATGAAAGTAAAATCATCCATCCTATGATTCTTTCAGTACCATTATCACTAAGTTTGAGATCTAATTGTTCCCGAACCATCGTGACAGGATGGAAGCTCGGACATATCCATTTTATTAAGTAAGCTATAATCAATGTCCATATAAAACACCACAGACCAAAGGCGGCTGACTTCATATATAACAACTGCCCATCATAACGGTGTAATCTATAGAAATGATAAGGATGAGTGGTTAATACAATATAACCACTCACAAGTAATGGAATAATTAATAAAGCAAACATTATTAATTCCCTTTAGCCATTTTTTCTTCTTGCTTTACCTGCTCAGAAACTATTCTTCTTGCTTTAATTTTCATCAATTTTACTGTATCTGAGCTTGCCAAGTCTTCTTTAGACGTGATAATCGCGCCTCGACCTACCACCTCAACAGTGTTTGTTCCAGATGCTTCAAGCCTCCTCGCCAGTTCTCTTTCCTTTTCAATGGCAGCTTTACCTATAATACGTTCAAATATATTCATCATTTAACCTCCACTTGATTGATGCCAAGATAGTAATCACCTCCTCACAATATCTTACCAACCTAACAATTAACAGAACACTGTGTATAAGTCCAGTATAGTTTAATTAATAAATTAGGCAAATCTATCAAAATGGTATTTTGTTAAAAATTCAGCTAACTCTGAGGTTGGTAAAACAGTCCACCAGATGTATCGCTAAAGCACTTAGAAACCACTATAACCATCCTAAGTGTACCAGTCAGTCTGTTTGTCTAATCGCATCACTATGCTCGTTATTCTATCCCCCGCCAATCCTGAGCTGGCTGCGTTCTCTATCGTCTGCGTGGTGGCGATGCAGCGCTGGACTGACCGATATAGCTAAGCCATACGTAATTATCCCGGACTATTTCGGCACACCCGACTAGCTCATCGGGCGTCAGATTTTCGTTGACCATAATCTGCTGTAGACGGTGAACAATGGCCATCAGCTTGATATTTTTAGTTTTATGGTGCGGTATCTCGCCTGGTATTCTGTGCATTATCCAAGCCACCCGTTTTGCGGTGCACGCTCCATCTGTTCATCTGAATAGTTCCATGCTCCATCCGTGGCAACCATTGCCCCGCCAGACATCCCCGTCTCTGGTTCATACATAACAGCAAGGCCGAGCTGATGCATAATTTCATGATTAATTCTGAATACCAGACCACGCTCACTAAGTTCTTTCCAGTTCACAATCTCATATGCGCCTGTATTAAGCAGCTCAATACTTAGCAAGACATAATCTTCCAGCCAATCTGACAGGTCAGTAACATCTGTTATCCGGGCTTCAACCTTTCGCCCCGTATACACACCCTGCACCCATTCATGCAAAATCAACGTGTCCCCGTGCTCATAATTACGGTCATTTTTCCTAAACTCTGCGCGTTTCTTTCCTTCCAGCACAAGGTCGAAATATTTTGCGTGCAGCTTTACCTCGTGAATTTTTGCCATCATGTCCACTCCATTACTGTTGAGAATCCCGGCCACTCATCAGCGACCGGATACGTGAATTTTTTCCCGTCATAATTTACGGTTGCCCCACGCGCCAGCGCCTCAATCTCCCATCGCTGCGGCCTGATACCGTTCTGAGCAAGGTCAACGCGGATACGGGTAATTTGCGTTCGTTCCGACCGGGTCAGTCTGGCCGATGGCGCTATTTCATGTGGTTTTAACAGGCTTCCGTTTCTCTGCTGACGATTTGGTGTTCTCAGTCCGTGTTTTAATGCACCTCTGAGCGCCCTCACGACCTCTGGCTCATTCCATTCGATAACACCGTCATCAACCAGATTAAGCACGGCTGCGGCATGTTCAGAAGGTGTGGGAACCGGTAACGAAGTATCACCACCGGAGAGCTTTCCACAGTTATTGACAGGACTCCGAGGCGCGGCGATGCCGCTTTTTAAAGTCAAAGGCTCAACGACCGGAACTTTCGGCACGATGCGCCAGTCCGTCGTTCTGGTGATATGAATATGACGCGCGCCGAGATGCGGCGCGTAAATGCCGACCACTCTCTCGACTTCTTCCTCGTACTCGTTAACTTCATCCGACGGGCTACGGGCGACCCTGACAGTCTGACAATCGCGCGGGACATTTGCCCCGCCCTGCGCGCTGATATACAACGCAAAATCGCCACTGTCTGCGGCGGCGCGTGCAGCCTCCACGCGTTCGTCAAATTCATCAGCAATGCTGACGCCGCGAGGCAATTTACGTAGCTCACGGTAAGCTCCCATTGTCGGCAGGCCAACCGTTTTAAATTGCGGGATGCGCCACGTTGACGCCCATGCGGTAACAGCCGCCGCAGTATCTTTCAGCGGTCTGCCGGTATCGTTATCGAGCTGACCATCCAGTGCATAGCCGTCGATATTTTTTGAAATGTATTTCGCGATATATCCCGCAGCACCGCCCCGGTTAAGGTGTTTTGCCTGAAAACGGTTTCGCGCGGCTCCTCTTTCGTCGCCATCCTCTTTGAGCGCATAGCGACGCATGATTTCGATAATCTGGTTACGCTGGCGTGGATTACAAAAAAGCATCATATGCCAGTGCGGCGTTCCGTCGTGGTGTGGCTCGACGACTCGCAAACCGTAGACCTGTAAATCATTATCCTTGAATGCCGTGCGCATCAGGCTCCAGATACGGCAGAGATAACGCTGCGCATCCTTTGGATTAAATGCCTCATCATTCCAGCCGTGATTAAGCTGGACGGTTTTATTTTCGCCTTTTCCAACCTGACGTGTCGGGTGATACTTTGACGGCGCGGTAAGCGTGATAAACATCCCCACATCACCCTCTGAGGCGGCGTAACGCTCAATACCGGCAATGGTGTTCATCAGCTCCATCCGGCGAATTTCAGGATTAGAAATACTGCCCATCACCTTACTGATAAGGTCGATGCGCTCGCCGGTTTCCCTGTTTTCAAGGTCACACGATTTAAGAAATTCCAGATTTGCCTGGCGGCGCGCACGCACATCACGAATGGCATGTTTACTGGCATAAGGTGAACGGTCTTTATTGACCTCCCCGACAGCAATCAGTAACGCCTCATGCCAGCGCATACGCTGGCCTTTAAGCTGACTAATCCACCACTCATCGTTAAACAGGCGGGCAATGGCAGAATATGCCTGCCTCGTGGTCATCTGTCCTTTACGGTATTTTTTCCAGTAGAGAGGGGAAATATTGAAAGCACGTGCAGCGCCAGCAACATGACCATACAGATGCGCCTGCGCCTCATCTGTAAACAGCGATTCTTTCTCGCCATGTGCATCAACCCATGCATCGCAAAGTTCCTCATACATCATGAAAAGCTGCGATGAGATACGGGCGGCAAACTTTTTCAGCTCCTTGTCATTCATCCCCGGCAGACGCGCATAATGGTCACGCTCTGCCAGAAACAGCAACGACGCGTCGGTGTTCATTTCATGGCGCTGATTCACGCGCTCAATACGCGGCCATAAACGGCGCTGAAAAGTGGATGTGAGGAAATAAAACCCGTGCACCGGGCTTTTATTGCGCCGGATGTAGTCATAGCGTGAAGTAAACAGCGAGCGCAAAAAGTAAGGCAGGCGATTAATCGTGGATAAAACACCTTGCACCTGACGCATCTCGTCACGTGTAAGGGGTCTTTCGCGCCCGACGGCCTCGCGTGGCGCGTTCCATGCATAAGCACCGGTAAACGTCTCACCGGTGCCTGCGGCAAATGCTGACGGAGGGACAAAACGCCCGGAGGCTTTAACGGCCATATGAGCCAAAAGCCTCTGAACAACGCTTGCTGAGTTGCTCAACCTGCGCGTTTAAATCAGCAAAAGACTTTGCGCTTCCGGTCAGAATATCGTGATGCATCAGGCCGGAAACGAGCTGGCTTAATTTCGGGTAATAACCAACCACCGCCAACCATTCCTGACCGGCGTTTTTACCGCTTTCAGCTCTCTTTTTCTCGTGGAGAATAAACTGAAAGCTGTCACTGGTAACGACATAACGTTCGCCAATTTCAATACGAATACTCATGCCGTTCTCCGGTAATGTTTGTTTTTTGCTTCAAAGACTGACTGGCAGGAAACACAACGCGTGGCTGACGGATAAGCCGCACGACGGGCAGCAGGTATTGGCGCGTCACACTCTTCGCAAACCAGCGCAGAAACACCGCAATGCTTTACCCTTGCCGCGTTAATCTGGCGCTCCAGTAATTCAGCCTGTTGTTCCTGAATAAAATCTACGTTGTCCGGCATTACCAGCTCCTTTTGTCGTTAAGTTTTTTAAATTCATCAGCGCAATAGCTGGCAATTTCTGTCGTTAATTTCGTCAGTTCATCCACGGAGGAGATTTGCTTGTGAAATACAGCGCGTTTAACAAGTAAATTGACCACATCAGACAGGAGATTTAATTCGTTCTGATAAATCGCGATAACTGACTCAGTTATTTCGCGTTTTTCTTTATCAAGACCAAGTTGAATAAGAGATAAATCGCCATTTTTCATAACGGCGATTTTTAAGGCGTTATTCAGTAATACAACTGAACGAGAACAGGACATCAAAGCACCTCCCCGCGAGACAATCCGATATTGTGAAATTTTTCCGACTCCTGACTGAGCAGCTCGACTATCTCCACGCGGGATAACTCCGCCTTTGTGATGTGGCGAATCATGGCGTCAAGATGAGAAGAAAAGCGCGTCGCTGCGTCGGCCTGTGCTTCGGTTCTGGCCTGTTGCAGCAGTAATGCGTATTTACCGCACTGATTTTCAGAAACTGTATGCATGACTTTCTCCAGGCAAAAAGAAGCCCCGCACAATTAAGTGCGTTAAAAACTCTGGTTAATTACTTAATGCAGATATTGCTCTGGTTTTACCGACGTCAGAATTGTCGGTGCATACTCAAACAGGCTGAATAATTCACGTAATGCACGGAATAAAGCATCACGCCAGTAACATGATTCTTCATTAATTCGCCAGTATGGCTGGTTGAATTCTTTTTCAGTCAATCCGGCATGCATAAATAAAGTACGACGCTGACTGACTGTTAAAAAACTAATATATGCATACTCACTTGCGCCAACCTGACGGCGTTTTGAGAATGCCCCACGCAATTCATCAATTGCACATACCAGTCGTTCACGTTCGACATCATTCATTTCTTCAAAACGCATCGTTGCGTGACGCTGTTTTAACTGCGCATGGAAGCAAACCGTTAGCCGTTCGCGTTCCATCATCTGATTATAATAATCGCATGTCTCCTGCCAGCGAGGGACGGCAAGATGCTTACCAATTATCCGGCGCATAGCTGCTGGCTGTTTTTCGACGAGATTAAGCGTCATCACTGTCATTTCCAGACCCTCCGGCTTTTCAGAAAGGTCAGAGCCTTTTTTAACGGACTCTGTTTTTTGGTGCGGATAATGATTCCCTTACGCCCCTTACCGTGGGTGATGTTGAAGTCAATCGCCCTGGGGCTTTCGTTACGCAGTAACTGAGCAATACAACGAGGCTCATTCATACGGTTCTCCTTAACGTGGTTCACCGAGACCTAACCACATCAACCAGCCGTCACGAATCTCTTTAGGGCGGCTTTCATAAGCCAGTTTTAGTCCGTTATTCCATGCCGGAAGGTATACCCAATATTCACCTGCACGACCTGAAGCTGATTGTGGATCGGTCATATCAATTACAGGCAGCTTTCCTTTATCGATCATCCGACGAACCGCTCCTGTCGATTTTCCTATTAGTTTTGCGAACTCCTGATAAGGAATCGCATCAGTCATGAGTGTTACTTGCTTGCTCATGTCGTCCTCCAGCCCTCATGAATTGCGTTTAATGCCTTATAATGCCTTTTAGTGCCCACATCCAAGCACTAAACAATCTACATCTAAACTAAATACTATTGAGATCTAAACACCATGTCAAACACGATAAGCGAGAAGATAGTCTTAATGCGAAAATCAGAGTATTTGAGCAGACAACAACTTGCTGATTTAACAGGGGTTCCGTATGGCACGCTGAGTTACTATGAAAGTGGTCGTTCAACACCTCCAACAGATGTCATGATGAACATCCTGCAGACCCCACAATTCACCAAATACACTTTATGGTTCATGACCAATCAGATCGCTCCTGAGTCCGGGCAAATTGCGCCCGCTCTCGCACACTTTGGGCAAAACGAAACAACGTCGCCCCACTCCGGTCAAAAGACTGGTTAACAATTCATCGTGAATATATTCATCACAAGTGCCTACTATTGGTGGCTAAATTTCAGCCACCACGAAAAAAGCGATTAGTAGTCGCCAAAAAACACACCACTCGGAGGGTTTTCTGATGGCAATCAAAAAACTCGATGATGGTCGATATGAAGTGGACATCCGCCCTACTGGACGTAATGGAAAACGCATCCGTAGGAAGTTTGATAAGAAAAGCGAAGCTGTCGCTTTCGAGAAATACACGTTGTACAACCACCACAATAAAGAATGGCTATCAAAACCAACAGACAAGCGACGTCTGTCGGAGCTGACACAGATCTGGTGGGATTTAAAGGGTAAACACGAAGAGCATGGGAAATCTAATCTTGGAAAAATTGAAATCTTCACAAAAATAACGAATGACCCATGCGCATTTCAAATTACGAAATCGCTTATCAGCCAGTACTGCGCCACCCGAAGAAGTCAGGGTATTAAACCTTCGAGTATCAATCGTGATTTAACATGTATTAGCGGCATGTTTACAGCCCTGATTGAAGCGGAGTTATTCTTTGGTGAGCACCCTATCAGAGGGACAAAAAGGCTTAAGGAGGAAAAACCAGACACAGGCTATCTCACGCAGGAAGAAATTGCCTTACTGCTTGCTGCTCTTGACGGCGACAATAAAAAGATTGCGATTCTTTGCCTGAGTACTGGAGCACGTTGGGGAGAAGCAGCTCGTTTGAAAGCAGAAAATATCATCCATAACCGCGTCACGTTTGTTAAAACGAAAACAAACAAACCACGCACCGTCCCGATCTCAGAGGCTGTTGCCAAAATGATCGCGGATAACAAACGAGGTTTTTTATTCCCTGATGCTGATTACCCTCGCTTCAGACGAACAATGAAAGCAATAAAACCGGATTTGCCAATGGGGCAAGCCACACATGCACTAAGGCACAGCTTTGCCACTCATTTCATGATTAATGGAGGAAGTATTATCACGCTACAACGGATACTAGGTCACACGCGGATTGAGCAAACTATGGTTTACGCTCATTTTGCGCCAGAGTACCTTCAGGACGCCATTTCTCTTAATCCGCTAAGAGGTGGTACTGAGGCCGAGAGTGTCCACACAGTGTCCACAGTAGAGTAACGTTTAAGGGCTTTCAGTGGTAATTTATGCCGCTCAAACCCGCATTGTACCGTTGAAAGCCCCTACTGGTGACACCCTAAATCTCCCTTACACGGGCTTATTTTTTTATGCATAAGCCCTATCTCTGGTAACCGTCTTCCATTGACCACATCGATAGAATCCTCCTTCATAGCACGATGCCTTTCACTTATCGGCATCGTGCTCCCACAGGTTCCGGCTACGCACAGCCAGAACGCGCATATTTGACGCTTACCAAAAAATATTCTCACTCTCCACATTTGAATGTCAGACGAGCGACGCCATGTAATCCTGCACCTTCTGTCTTCAGGTCAACTATCTGCATTTTTTTGCCCTGAGTAACACAGAAATGGGCTGCATCATTTTTTACTATATTTTCTGCACCAGATATTCTGCTCCTGGCTAAAGAAGCTTCGGCTTCGGTGTAGTATTGGTTATCGAGTTTACGCTGAATATTACTTTTATATGCAAGACCAAATTTACCGATACTTGTCTCATCATTATGCACAGCACAACCAGACATAATAAAAATACTAATTAATGATATAGCAGCTATCTTTTTCATCTCACCTTCCCCCATTAAATACCAACGACACTCTCTAGTGTTTAAATATAATAATGGCAT